TATGGATCAACATGTATCCGAGGAGATCCTGAGATGGGAACACTCTGTGTATGATATGTATTACCGTTCTAGGAAGTTGAGGCGTCTTCTGAAGAAACAAGTAGTGAACAAAGGCGTGGCACGTTGTCATGATGGTGTGTTGAGGTATACGGTGAGAGGCTCGAGGATGAGTGGCGACATGAACACTGCCCTAGGAAATTGTCTTGTGATGTGCGCGTTGGTATATGCCTTGCGACAGGAGTTGGGAATACGGTTGGAGCTGGCTAACAACGGCGACGACTGTGTGATCATCCTTGAGCGGCGCCATCTACAGGCATTCCAGGAAGCCGTGGTCGGACACTTCACGGCACTGGGATTTCCCCTTAAGGTGGAGGACCCAGTGTTTGAATTCGAGAAGGTCTCTTTCTGTCAGACCCAACCTGTGTACGATGGCACCAGATGGACGATGTGCCGTGACCCGCGTGTTTGTTTGGATAAGGACGCCTGTAGCTTAAAACCCATCCAGAGCGCTAAAGCTTATGACACCCTTAGAAACACAGTTGGGCTTGGTGGCTTGGCATTGGCTGGCCACATGCCTGTTTTCTGTGAATTTTATGAGGCTTTGCGTCGGGGCGCTGGGGATCGTGTTGACAAAGACATGACTCCTTCTGGGTTCAAAATGTTGGCCAAAGGCATGAATATGAAGGGTGTTTCAGTAACTGCAGAGGCCAGGGCGTCGTTCTTCAATGCATTTGACATCACCCCAGATGAGCAGTTGGCTCTCGAGTCGCATTTTAAGAACGTACTGCCAACCTGGAGGGATCCAGTTCTGGAGGGTATGAGTGTGTCCAAGGGGGAGTTGGGTGCACTAGCGGGGTTGGTGTGTTAAGCTCCCAAAACGGTGCCCTCCCCGGGCTCAATATTTCCGTGCTAAGGGTGAACGGAGATTATTGTGTGGTGATAGTTTTGGAGATCCCAGGTCGCGAGAGCCTTTAAACCTGTGGTTTGTCTTCGGCTATTGTCACATGATGAGACTTCTGACTCTTGCCCTGCTCACTAGAGCAGGGCACGATTCTAGCCTGGAATGCCGAGAGACTGCACGGGAGCCGGCGTTGCGGTGAAGTGGGTCGGGTTGTGGTGGAGTGATAAGCTCCGATGCTACCTCCTGTAATTCCTATGAATCCGTAGTTCGTCACATCAATGTACAGTCCGCCTGCGGTGGGCGGATCCCGTGAACACCGCAGCCGCATGTTTGTGGCAACCTTTTGTGTTTGTTGTTTGTTTGTGTTGTGGTTCTTTCGTTTTGAGATCCATCGCCTATCCCACGGAACCGATTATGGCCAACCGCAGGGGAGGTGGTGGACGTGGGAGAGGACGCCAAGGGAATGGGGTCGGGAACCGTATGCCTAGCATCGCTGGTAAGGCGGCTGGCGCGGCCAGGTACACCTCTCAAGTGGCCCCTGCTGCCTATGCCTCAAGCATTTCCAATCAAGGCCCAAGGATTTCTGCTGTCAATGGTGGAATTCGTGTAACTCACTCCGAGAAGTTGGCCACAGCCAGGGACACCGTGTTGACACGGGCATTCCCAGTGGATCCAGCTACTTTGAGATGGTTGGGTGGGATTTCGAAGCATTTTCAGTTGTTTCGGATTGAAAAGTGGCATTTGAGGTATGTCCCGAGGTCAGCAACTAGTGTCAATTCAACAGTGCTTATGGCACCGTCGTATGACAGCGACCCGGGACTCTCTCCATTCGGCAACATTGACTCATTGCAGAGCTTCTATTTGGATACTTTGCCAGGTGCCCAGGAGCTCGCCGGATGGATGGAGGGCAAGGTGCAGTGGCTTGCAAGTAAGGCTGTACGGTCCACCTTCAAGTTCTTTGGCGTCAGGGGACCGCGTTCTGCAACAGATCTTGACGCTGCAAGTTCAGACGAAGCTAGGATTCCCGGACATATCATTGTCCAGACAAGGGGTGGGAGCACGGCGGGTGATATCGGTTACTATTGGGTAGACTACACTGTGGTTCTACTTGACCCCCAAGTCCGCGTTGGTGGATTTGGATTGGAGAAAGCTGCAACTGATCCATCTGCCCTGGCTCTCAGCTCTGGCTTTGTCGTGGGCGACACATCGTCTGTCGCCCTTTCAGGCAATCAAATTGCCTTTGCACGTACTGGGTTCTTTACAATTGTGATACAGTACACGGGTACGGATCCGTTGCCGGACCACGATGGTCATACGATCACCGATGCGTATGGCACGGATGCGAAATCTTCCCGACTCGTCCCTGCCTACGATGTTTCGGATGGGACTTTTGACTCCGCGATGGCTTTTGGGGACCAAGCGCTGAACACTGCCAGTTCCACGGTATCCCAGGAGATCATCTTTTTGCAGGTGGAGATTGGCGATGTCTTGACTATTGACAACGTCACGTCAGGTACCACCACTCGAGCTAAGATCCTTGTCATCGAAGGCGGGTTGACGATGATGCCCCGCGCGTAGTGTATACTACTGTACATATAGTTTGCACCATGTCCATTTACATAGCACCACAAAACTACAAAATGCACCGGTCTCTCTGGTGCAGGGTATCTCCCTAGGAATTGGGTAGTAACACTTAGTTGCCCCATACCCGGAGAAACAAACAAAACTTTCACATGCTCCACCAAAGAAGTGGAGTTTCGCTCTTCTGTCTGTTGTACAGTTGGTCTCGCAAAATCCCTTGCCAGGGTGGGCGCTGAAGACCAAATCGCG